TCCAGATCGCGCAGCTGGTCAGCCAACTGCACCTGCATGCGGGTAAGGTCGGCCATCAGCCATGAGTAACGACGATATTCACCAACCGGCAGCGGATACGCTTCACCAGCATCAATCCATGCCTGATTGGCAACGGATACTGCTTCGGATAAACCGCCTTTTGATTCACAAATTGAGATGGCGTTGCGGATTGCGTTCTGTGCGTTGCGGGTCTGCTGAATGTTCATCGTATGTTCCTCTTATCTGCTTGCCGGTTTTGCCGGGTGAGATAAGATTATGCGGTATTGATTCCAATACCGCAAGCACTTTAACCAATCATTGCGTATTTTTTTGTTCGCTTCATCCACTGGTCACTGGCCCACGTCTGCGGGTTCTTAATGCCGCGGGATACGGCCAGCGCCACAAAGTCCTGCAGGCTCTGACAGTCCATCTCTTCCTGCTTCCGGCGCTTGCGGGTGATCACCTTGTCATCCTCGCTAACCTTCACCATTTTGCCGGCTTTGGCCTTCACTATGCTTTCAGTCATTTCCGGCAGGGCGGCGCTGCATTTCGGGCACGCCATTGGCAGCGGGCGCTTTATGCTGTTGAAACACGCTTTGCAGTGAACCGGTGGCGGCTTGCTGGCAAATGATGCCTTCCTGTCCTTTGATGCCATATCCCCGCGCAGGCTCCACTTTTCCACATCATCCGGGTATCCGTGCCGGTAGTCGTTGCCGGCGTGGTCATTGATAACCGCCACTTTGCCGGGTCGCGGGCGCAGTACGCGGCCCCACTTTTGTTTCTGCAGTGAATAGCTCTCAGTGGGCTGGGCATCGATCAGCGCATCTATCGTTACATCAGTTTGCGCCACCGCCGAAAGGTCAAAGCCTTCCGTAAACAGCCCCACGTTCCAGATGCCGTCCAGCTCCCCGGATGCGTATGCTTTGATTATTTTTTCGCGATCGCGGGAATGGGTACCGCCGTCCAGGTGGGCGCACCGGATCCCAGCCGCGTTAAACTGGCGTGCGTAATCCATGGATGATGCAACGTTGGTTGCGAAGCCCACAAATTTAAGTCCGTTCATCGTCTCCCGGTAGCTGTGGATCATGTTGCCCACCAGCTTGGGCATTTTCTTCATCGCGTCAGCGGCTTTTTTCTCCGTCATCGCGCCGTCAATTTTTGGCCTGTCCGGGCAATACATATCGTAACGAGACAAATAGCCGTGCTCCATCAGCCATGCCGGCTGCGGGCCTTCCACCATCTCCTGAAAATATTCGTCCAGCCCCACGCCATCCAGGCGCTCAGGGGTGGCGCTCAGTCCGATCACATAGGTGCCGTTCGCCAGCAGCCACTGCAGCACCATGGCCCAGCCAGCGGATCCACAGTGGTGCGCTTCATCAAAAATTGCCAGCTGCGGTGCCTTCAGCACGCCCAGCCGATTTTTTAACGTGTCGATACTGCAGATCATCAGGCCGTTTCGGGCGTCCATCGGCAGACCGGCGGCAATATAGCCGTGCGTCATGCCGTACTTGTTGAACGTGTTGGACGTGCCGGCCAGCAGCTCGATGCGGTGGCAGATAAACCAGCAGTGTTTATTGCGCAGTCGCGCCTGCTGGATCATCCACGCGGCCATTACCGTTTTTCCGCTGCCGGTGGGTGACTGGATCAGCACGGATTTTTTACCGCGCTTGAAATGGTTCGACGCCTCGCCGGTCATATCGGCCTGAAAAGGGCGTTGAATTATTTCTACTGGTTCCGCCAGCATTGCCATTTAGATCCCCTATAGAAAAGGGCGGCGAATAGTGCCGCCCTAAATTCAAGTTAACGAGTTTGGCCAAACCTCAGGCTAAAACCCTATGCTGCTGATTTAAAACGGAATGTCGTCATCAAAATCCATCGGCGGGCCATTATCAATTGGCCCTGAATTTCCCGGCCCGCTGAATTGCTGCTGCTGGTTTGCCGTTGGCCGCTGCTGTGGCTGCTGTGGCTGCTGTGGCTGGCCCCACCCGGTGTTAGCCGCGCTGGTCTGCTGCTGGGATCCGCCACCAGCCCCGCCCGGTGCCCCGCCCACCATCTGCATGGTTCCACCCACGTTTACAACGATCTCCGTTGTGTACTTCTCTGTGCCGTCCTGCGCCTGCCACTTGCGCGTGCGCAGCTGGCCTTCGATGTAAAGCTGGCTGCCCTTCTTCACATACTCGCCGGCAACCTCTGCCACCTTCCCAAACAGCACGACGCGGTGCCACTCAGTCAGCTCCTTCTTTTCGCTTGTCTGCTTATCGATCCACTGCTCGCTGGTTGCCAACGAAATGTTAGCCACCGCTGTGCCGTTGGGCATGTAACGGATCTCTGGATCCTGTCCCACACGGCCCAGCAGAATTACCTTGTTTACGCCACGACTTGCCATTATTCGCTTTCCTCTTTGGGGGCTGATGCCTGCACCTGCGCCTGGTGTTTCTGGTGCTGGTCTTGTGCCTGTGCTTCTGACTGCTGATTCTGGCGCTCAACGTTGCGCGCCTGCTCTGCCATCAGCTTTGCATGCTCTGCTGCCGGGTCTGGTGCCACGCCGGCAAACAGGCCGTAAACGGTTGACGTGTTCGCATCGTAAGCCAGTTCAAGGCCAATGGATGCCAGCGCGCCCTGCGCCTGCTTCAGTGCCTGCCGGCCGGCTTCCGTGTTCCAGCGGTGGAAGTATTTGCCGTTCACGATCTCATCAGATTTTATAGCCATGATTTTCTGCCCACTTATAAAAAAGTTGTTTCGGATAGCCAACGATGCGGCCGATTTTTACTGAATGCGGGCCGGTGCCTCTCATCCGCCACACGGCTAAGGTGTTTTCGGATAATTCTAAGAGTGCCGCGGCCTCATTAATGCTTAGATATTCCTGCATTGTTTCTTGCCGCTCTCGCTCCCACGCCACCACGTCAGACTCTAAGTAATAGAATCGCGCCCCAGACCGGCCCCATTTAGGGCCGGTTTTTTCTTTGCGCCAGCGTTGCAGGGTGCGTTCAGAGTTACCCAAACGCGCCGCCACCTCTGCCGGCGTTAACCGGATATCTTTCATTATTCTGCCAGCTCGCTTTTAAGATCTAAGACGGATTCACCGCCAGCCTGTGCCGTTGCTGCTTCGGCGTTCTGTTTATCATATTCCTGCGCCGATGCCACCAGCGTGTTAAAGAATGCCTCGCCCACAGCCTCGCGCTGCTGGTCGCTAAGCATGCCCCATTTTTCGCGCAGGTTAGCTTCGCCCAGCTCGGTCTGCTGCACCAGCTTGTTGCGCAGCGCCTCGCTCTTCTGGTCAATCTTGCCGCCACCTTCCACCCAGCGGCGGATCGCTAGGCCGTCAGCGGCGGTCACGTATTCACGCTGGTGCGCCAGCGCGTCCTGCAGTTCGCCAGGGCATTTCATCACCTGCCGCACTTTGCCTTCAGAAAATAGCATCAGGCTGGCGGTCATTTCGAACATGAAATTCTTTTCCTGGATCGGCTGAATGCCCAGGGACTCAACCTTATTTTTCCCGTCTTTTTCGTCTTTGTATTCCCGCGTTTTTTCGCGGGCGCGGGTGCAAACGATGATGTGCATATTCGACTGCAGCAGCGTGTTGATGAATTTTTTATGGTCACCTTTCGCTTTTGCCCAGTTCAGTTTGCCACCCTTCGATTTGTTGTTTTCCGCGATATCCTGCGCACCGCCTTCCCCCTCCCATTCGTGGCTGGCGCTGTCGATAATCAGGATCTCCACGCCGGCCGCTTCAAACTGCTTGATCGCGGCGCTGTAACGCTGCGGGCTGAATGGGGGCTGCAGGTCACCGATCCAGAATGTTTCATTTGTCGGTTTGGTCGGGTGATCGCGCAGGCAGTCAGCGTAAAGGCTGCCGCGTTTGTTCTCCGCGTCCAGAAAACCAACTTTGGTAATGTCGTAGTTCGCCATCCCATAAGCCAGTTCGATCGCGGTGCGGGTTTTGCCGCCGCCACTCAGGCCGGCCAGCGCGATAACCAGGCGGGCTGCTTCGCGTACCGCCTTGCGGATCTCAATAACTAAAGCTGTGTCGTTAGCGTGCATGTTCATAGGGATCCTTAAAATTCATCCGGTAAATATTGGTTATTCTGAATGCGGTACCATGCTGTTGGTTCCACTTCGGTGGGGTCATCGCTGTAGCCAGGCCAGTAGTTTTGGTTCCGGCACTCCTGCAGCAGTTTGAGATCGTCGCGGATTTGGCCGCTGCCGATCAGCTTGTAACTCCGGCTCAGGACGTGAACCGCGCACAGGTAAGGCGGCTCCGACTCGACGCACACGAAAGGCATGTATCCCCAGTCTTTGCCTGTGGCCGCTTTGACGCCGGCCAGATAGTGCGCCTCCTGCCGGTTGTAGCCGTAATTCTCGATCGACTTCCTGAAGCCCCTTTCGCTGGCATCATTCGTGGTTTTCAGATCGAACGGTCGCCCGTTCCACCGGGTTGCATCAATCTTGCAGCGGCAAAGCTCGCCGGTTTCTTCATCCACCCAGACCACAACCACCTCCACCTGGTTGGGCTTCTCGTTAAACATCAGCTTGCTTGCGGTGGGGTGGTTCATCAGGCTGTCGCGCATGCCATTCAGGTGGGCAAACTGCTCATCAGTCAGCAGCGTTTTGCCGGGGTTTGCTTCCGTCCATTCGGCTTTAACCTGGTCCCACAGTTTCCAGTTTCCGCCTTTGAATCCTTCAGCGTTCAGCCAGTCCACCATGTCGTGGCGGGAACACCCGGATCCCAGCAGGTAAGGGCGTCCATTATCTGCTTCCATTTTTTCAATAACTTCCCACTTGCAGGCCAGCTGCTGCCCTTCATCGCGCAGGCGCTGCGCCAGATCTGCACGGCTACCGCTGGTAGACAGCAGGCCGGGACGGCTTTCGTTCAGCGCCTCGATCTGGGCCTTCAGTTCCGGGCCTTTCATGGCTGACAGCGCGCCATATTCAGGCGCATCACCCATCTGCGAATCCCAGTTTTGGGTAATCACTTCGATCAGTGCTGCTTTAGCGCCGCTGGTGCTCAATTTCGGCAGGCGTTCCTTGTTCAGATCTTTAATCATCTCCACCAGCTGATCCGGTTCCATGATGATGCCTTGCTGGTACATTTCGGCCAGCTTGAACTCATTCAGCTCCGTCACCATGGCCTGAATCTCGCCGCGATCTTCCACCAGCTTAATGCCCTGGCGCTCGCACACTTCGCGGGTCAGCGGGCGGGAATACAGGCGGCTAAATTCCTGCGGCTGCAGGCAGTAGAAATGCAACGCTTTGCCCAGCGACATAAACTTGGTTTCAGCGCGGGTGATCATCCCGGTTTGGTGGGCGTGGTAAATCGCGGGTGCGTGGTGGATCAGGTCTAAATCGCTTTTGCTGGTAGCGCGCAGGCTGAAATAAATTTCATCTGGCACGTTGTGGTAAACGCCCGGTGCGGGCACACATCCTAACGTTAATTCCATGTTGCTGTTTCCTCGTTGTGTGGAGTGCGTAAATTATCGTGTCGCCGTTTCAATGTCAATGGCCGCCACAATGTACATGCGAAAAAAAGCCCCGCACGCGGGGCAAGCACAGCACAGCAATATCTATCTCTCTCTCCCGATGCACTACGGTGATCCGGCTTTATCACTTCCCACGCAACGAGGCTTGTTTAAGTAAAAAAGTATTAAGCCGGATCACCTGTAGCGCACTGGGGGTAACTTACTCTAAGAATGTTCCTAGTTCAATCATTAACAACGTTATTGTTAAGGAATTTTTCCCACAGGGCCATCCCCTCGCGCTTCTCCTTCAGGTAGTCATATCGATCATAAAACTTGTTACTGGTCGTGGTCATAACGTGCTGCTGGATGCGGTCACGGATCACAATCTCAATGCCGGCGTCGCCGGTGCGGGTTTTCCACGTCCGGCGCAGGTCACGTGCCTGGAAAGGCTCCGCGCCCGGTACCCGCGACGTGGCCCGGTTAACGCTGGTCAGCGAAATATGCGGGCAGCTCTTCGAGCCTTTGGCCGGGAATAGGTACCCGTCACCGTGCTGCGCCTTCAGCCGGGTCAGGATCTCCACGGCCTGCTCCGGCAGCGGTACCGTGTGGCTGTACTGTCCGCCTTTGGTTTTCTCGGCCGGCATCGTCCAGGTGCGCTCATCTAAATCAACGTCGCGCCCCTCGATACGCAACGTTTCCAGCACGCGCTGCCCACAGCAAAGGATTAGGCGCAGCGCGTCGCCGGCGATGGCGTTCTGGTAATTCCACACGGCGCGCATCTCCGGTACCGAAAGATGCCGATCGCGTGCCTTTTTCGATGAGCGGTCTTTTTTGATTTCCGCCACCGGGCTAACCTGGATTTGCCAGTCACGTGCGCGGCTGTCGGTGTAATCGTACCGGCTCTGGATGCCCCAGTTAAACGCCGCCGCGATCGCTGTCCGGGTGGCATCGGCCTGGCGCTTCTTCCCGTCCATGTGGATGCGCTGCAGGATCAGCGCCACGTCACCCGGCGTTATCTCCCCCGCTTGCTTGTCAGCCGGCCAGCACTTCACCACCGCGCTTTGTCCGGTAACGAGGATGCGGCGCAGCTGGTCAACGCTTCGCGCCCCGCGTTCCTGCAGGGTCGCCAGATAAGCCTCAAACAGCTGCAGCACGGTACCACCCACCAGTGCGCGCTCCGCGCCCGGTGCGGACAGGTCAAAGTCGCGGTACGCCTCGCGGGCCTCTTTCGCGTCCAGTTCACCCAGCGATCCCAGCCGGTGACGCTTGATTTTACCCGCCGGCGTCCAGACGACATACCATGCGGCGGTGGTACCCTTCGCGCCTTTGGTCACCTTCAGCACCAGGCTGCCGCGCCCGTAACCTTCGGATGAGTCGGTGATCCAGTGCGTGCCGGTGGCGTTCGCAACGGCCTTTTTAATGTCGTTATTACTCAGCATCGCCGCCTGCCTCCGCTTTGTAACCGTCGATCAGGTATTCCACAATATTGATGGTTGCCATTTCGCCCACGGTAAAGATGGCGATACCCGGCAGCCCCAGTAAATCGTGCCGGTGGTATTCCGTGTCTTTGATAGGGGTGGGGATCGTGTTATCTGGCATGTCCAGCCCCACCATTGAATCAAGCCGCGGCATTTCCGGCACGCTGACACGATGCACGCCATCACCCAGCTGCATGCGGCGGCCATCTGCTGGCCCGCCGATAAATAATGCGTTAATCATGATGTTTCACCTTTTGGGCCATGCCGATGCCATGCCTGATCCAGTATCGCCGCGTAACGGTCATTGCATTTGCGGTAATGCCCTGGGCTGCTGAATGTGTAATGCTGGTTGTAATCCGGGTTATTTATCCACTTACTCCACTGATAGCGCGGCCACTTCTTCCCGAAAATAGTACCGTCAGAAAGAACTATTCTGAAATCATGGCGCACGTCTTTTTTTTCGCCTTGGTCGTTGGTTCTGTAGGCCATGCTACCTAACGAGTATTCAGCGCCTTCCAGATCAAACGGTGCCTTATTTTTTGCCATTGTCTTTTGCCCTCTTCGCCGCCATGCGCAGCCGGTTTTTTTCCCGGCGCGCTGCTGTCTGCTCTGTCGTCTCGTTGGCGCGGCGTTCCTGCCCGCGCTTGCGGTTGACTTCGCGCCGCATGTTCTGCCGCTGCTCAAAGTCGATCATTTTCACAACTTCCAGCATCACCTGCTTAATTTCATGCGGTACGTTGTGATCGGTGTAAAGCGCCCAGCATCGGGCGCGTAAATCAGCTGCCGTTCCCATCATCCTGATACCCTGCAGCATCCGGTTTTATGGTCACCGTTCAGGCCGTGGCAAAATTCGCACATCACGTAAGAACGAAAAGCCAGTTCACGATCCAGTCGCTCAACCTCCGCCACCAGCAGGGCGGCCGCTTTGATCAGCTGCTTCCGGCGGTCTGTTTCTTCTGGCGTTGCCCAGTCTTCTGGCAGGATCGCTTCTCCGACTGTTAAGCCGAAAGAATCATCATATAGATCCCACGTCCGGCACACGTCCGGCATTGCGTACCATGCGGCCACCGCGGCGATCTCTTCGCTGGCGTGCTCGTCATCATGGCTGGAATCATAGCCTTTGCTGATTTGCTTCGCCCGCTCGCTGGCGATCTCCATCAGCACCCCGTAAATTTCCCGCGGCTTAAGCTGCGCCGCTTCGCGCACGCTGGCAGGTACATCCGATCCCGCTGCAGCCAATGACGCTGCGTGGTTGAGCGGTGCGATCAACTGGCCGCTGCCAGTGTGGAAAGGGCTGACGCCAGCGGCGCGGCATGCGTCGTAATAGCCGATGATTCTCGCGTTAGGGTAAATCAGCTGCAAAGCCTCGCGGCTGGTGTTGACGAAAACAACATTGTGCCCTGGCTGGTTGCCGATAAGTTTCGGCAGGTCTTCTGCGCAGGTGCCCCGATAAACTTCGGTAACAAACATCGCTTTCATTGACTGGCTGATAGGCCCGATGTGGTGAAACGCGCAGCCCGCCGGGGCGATGATGAATGTGATGTTAAACGCTTCATTGCTGTTGCCTTCCATGGCGTTGCGAAACTGCAGCGTATGGTCGTGCGTCGGGATTTTAGCCTGGCGGCAGGCTTCGAAATAATCCAGGCATAGCGAGTCTGGGTAAAGCGATCGCAGCGTTTCCAGCGGCGTTGAAGTCAGCACCAGCACGCGGCGGGCATCATACATTGCCCGGTTGATTTGCTCACCTTCTTCCTGCACCTCTGCACAGTCGAAATGCAAAGCCAGTTTGATGCCATTTTGGGTCTTGCCACAGCCCACTGGGCCGGTGATGAAAACAAGGTTTTTATTGCTCATTTGGGTGCCTTTTTGCGTGTGATAAATGCGTTGATATTAAACATGCTGTTTTTGGTGCAATTGTTAACGAAATCAAATTCTTATCTTACAATGTTTAATGCTCATATAAAGCATTGTGCATTATTCGGGGTGAATCGCGTAAAGCCCCTATTCATGCGGCTTGCGGAAGGTTACCACAAACCGCGATGAATAATTAGTGATAGATTAGTGATTGATTGAATCAGGGGTAAAAGTGGTTAGTAATCACCACAGAAAACAGCTCGTTTTGGTCTTCATCGAAAATGTGCTTATTGGCGTTTTTTGCCGCCTCGATCGCCGTTTCCCGGATGTACTGATAAAGCGAGTGCGCGTCTACATTCTGGCCGGCTGGCACGTCTGAAGTGATAGCCAGGCTGCCGCTGAAAATCACGCGGGGCGGATTAACATTGTTGTAATGCACCGCGTAACTGATGATGCGTCCGACTGTGTTCATTACTTTTGGGTGTTCTGTCACTGCTGCCATTATTCGTCTTCCTCTACCTGATAGCCTTCACCGCGCAGCCAGTCGGCTACGTCTGCAGGATCCATCTTGTTTAAAAGGTCGCGGTGATCCAGCTCATCGATCGCCATATCGGCATCAATAATATCTGTAACATCCACGTTCTTTGCTTCAATGATCATTTCCGTGCCTTCCGGCGTCACGTCGAAATAATCAGTACTGAATTTAATTTTTCTGCGTGTCATGGTCTGCACCCTTTATCAAAAGCCCACTGCGCCAGGTTGCGGCAGATGTTACGCGCATTGCGTAAGGGCAGGTCTGGTTCGATATCCGCCATTTCGATCAGCATCTGGCGGGCCATTGTTTCGATTAGCTCAGCGTTTTTGGATTCCCTCTCAGCCTCCCGCTGGGCATAAAATTTTGTAGCATCTTCCTGATGGAATCCTCCGCAAGTTTCACAGCGCAGCTCGACAGGTATCCCACATGCAATATGGCTCACCTGCTTTAAGCCACGCGGGCACAGGGTTGAGCGTTCATCCATGATTAAATTTTCCCGGATTTGATCAGGTTAAACGCCATGCGGTAATAGCTGCCGCTCTGTCTGTGCTTCTGGCCGGGAACCGCTGACATTATTTCCACCAGCTCCATTGCGCGTTCATGGTCAGCGTGTGAGTAAGGCCAGATGTTTATTTCCCCCAGCTCTGCGCAAAATTCGTAAACCTCTTCGGTACCGTCGCGATCGATCACCTCTTCAATGATGATGTGATTCTGGCCGATGCCCATCACCTTGCCGGTACCGATGCGGCCAGCAACGTCGAACACCACCTGTGATGTTACTGGCGGCACGCCCAGCTTTTCCCCACGCTCCCAGAGGATGAAATCAGGCACTGATCCGTGCGGCGGTGCCCACATGGGCGCGCCTTCTACGCGGTAGGAATAGCCCAGGTATTCCAGCGTCGATACGGCTGCAGCGTACTTGTTTTTGATCTCTTCGAACCGGTTAGCACGGCCCACCATCTCGCTAATTTCCATATCCAAATCAGCCAGGATCGCATCAGTAGGGTGCTGCTCCGCCCATTCGCCACTGCGCAGCATACCCAGCGCGGCGCTGACGTAATCAAAGCAGCGCAGGCCAAAATTAGCATTGCGCACCAGCTCCGCGGCGTTTGGATCCACCGGTTTGGTTTCGTTGTATTGATGCGGGTGGTTGGTGGGTTTGATGCCGGCGAGTTTCGCCACATCGTCCAGCAGCTGCTCATCGTTGCGACGGCCCACCATTAAATCCGGCACATCAATGGCGGTCACTTCGATATTTACCGCCTGGTTATAACCCACAACGGTTTCACCGTAGCCGTTTTGCTCATCGTAGAATTTAATTAACGCGGTGGTGCCATCAATAATAACGGCTTCAATCGGACGATATACGCCATCAAATTCGATTGCGTAAGAATGGCCTTTATTTTCAATGATTAAACGCTCAAGGATGTGCGCGGGTACTTTATTGCGTAACGGGCCGGTTTCTTTCGTTACCGGTGGCGCTTTATATACTGCGGCGGATTCTGTTTTGCGATGGTAATAACCACAGTCGCTGCAGCGTTCGAATAATTTAACGCCTTCACGCTGCGTGTGGGGATGTGAAAAACACTGTTTGCCGGTACTGCATTTGCGGATGCCGTTCATAAAAATATATCCTCGTGGCGGCCATCGGAATTGATGGTACGCCACAAAGATATATTGTGTGCGTGTGTGTGTCAACTAGCTGGCAAAGTAATTACTCCTGCTGGCCCGTCATCGTCCAGGCCTTCATCCTTTTTGCCCACCTTCGGTGATTTCAGTTCGCGCTCAGTCACCTCCGGGGGCTTGTCTGCGTTCGGCAGCTCCATCGTTAGATCAGTGGTGTAACCGCCATCGCCCATCCGGTGCGCGCACGTCTTAACCAGCCACTTACCATCTGCGGCTGAATGCACGCCCTGCACCTCTGCGATCATTTCCGCCATCAGTTCAGGCCAGCCCATCAGCGATATATTCAGTTCCGTCTCATCGCGCTGCCGGCTGTTCCATTCCGCTTTGGCAGCTTCCACCGCCATATCCTTGGAAGGGTAAAGCGTGCCGATGCGTTTCACTGGCTCGCCGTTGCCCACTTTGACCTCATAGCGGGCAGCCTTTTTGCTGGGCTTGTAATAAGAAATCACCGTGCCGGCGCTGTCGCGTTTCTTCTGGCTCATCCGAAAAGATAAAACATCCTCCCGGTTGATCGTCACCGTGGGCAGCTTCTCGCCGCTGGCGCTCAGTGCTTCACCGCGTTTGGTGATGATCAGTTTGCCGCCTCCGGGCTTCAATACGGCGTCATACTTGCGGCAGATCCTCAGCAGGAAATTTAAGTCACTCTCTTCCTTTTGGTCGATGTGCGGCAGCAGGATGCCAGCCATTGACGGGCTGATTTTCGGCTCCAGGCCGTGCTCTTTGGCGATGGTTTCCAGCATTTTCTGCAGGCTGTAGCCCTTCTCCCAGCTCCGATTTTTCTGCGTCTGCATGGCGTTTTTGCCCATTTTAGACTCAGTAAAAGGGGCTGCACGCCCGCGGATAACCAGCGCACACGGATAGCCGGCAACCTCAATTTCATCAACGATAAAAAGGCCCATATCACGGTGCGCCAGCTGGTATCCCAGGTCTAACTGCAGCTCTGCCCCGGCGGGCGGTACCTCGATCGGCATTGCCGGATCATCGTCCACCAGCACGATCTCCAGCATATCCGACTCAACGCCGGCACCGTCCGTGTACTGAAGCGAAAAAAGGCGCTGGCGCACCTTGTCGGTTAAGTCCTGTTTGTTTGCCAGCAGGCGGAAGAAAAGCCCGCCGGATCGGTCAGGCTTCATTAATCCCATAATTTCACCGTCTGCGTTTCCTCAGCCACCGGGATATCCGGCAGGCGAACCACCAGCCCTGCCGGCAGCGTGTCATCGTATTGGCTCAGATCCGGGTTTGCTAAAAACAACGTTTCCACCGTGCCGGGGTTCTGGTTGCCGTACTGTTTCCAGGCGATGTAATCAACCGTATCGCCATCCTTCGTCCGGTAAAATTGATCACTCATGGATATTGCGCCCTCAGATTCAGCGTAAATTCCTGTTTGCGCGGCGTGCCAAATGCGGCAAAGAGCGTTTGCGTTTCCTCCACGCCCTCAATGATCCAGCGCCCCATCACTTCACCCAGGCCGCTAAGCATCAGGTAAGGCTCACCCATCGCCCCCATTTCGCGCAGCGTCTCCACCTGCCCGTTACCTCCGCGCCATTCAGTGAAGATTGTGCCCTGAAGGGTGATCGTGTCTTCACCGTTGCCCACAAACTGCGATGATGGCCCCAGCCCCATGCGCAGCTGCGACGGCCATTTAAATTCGGTGCGGCGGCGCAGCTCCTGATAAGCCGCCGTAAGGATCATAAATTTGTAGCTGCCCAGGCGCATTAAAACGTTGCTCTGGGCTGTAAGGATCGTGGTGCTGTAGTTCATCGCGGTGCCCCTTTATCGCTCATCAGGTTGCGGCCTTTCTGCTCCTGCCGGCGCGCCAGTTCGTCTGCAGTACGGCGCGCCATCTCTTGCGCTGACTCGCCAGGAATCGGCGGCATGGTAATGTTGATCGTGTCGTTGCTGGTATAGATATTTGCGGCCGCATTGCGGTTTCCTACCGGTGGCAGGATTGGCACTGGCCTGGCCGTCACATACTCCTGATCCAGTACCGGACGTGCATCACCCTGGCCGAAAATGCCCTGCATGAAATTACCGAAAGAGCCAGCAGCCCCTTTGATTTCTTCATGCCCAAACGTCTGCGCTTTATTCATGATGCCGGTAAAATTTTTATCCAGCCAGCTAAGCGAGTTGATCAGCGTCGTCAGCGGCGTTAAGGCAAAATTGATGCCAGCGGCCAGCGACTCGCCAAACGTTTTGCCCGCTTTGCCTGCTTTGTCCAGCTGGTCGGTGCTGCTCTTAACCGGGTTAAACAGATCCTTGAACCATGTGACCGCTGCCTGCACGCTCTCCCCGGTGATGCCGATATCCACCCCAAAGCCTTTGACAATATCCCACAGCTTGCCAAACGCTTCACGCACCGGTTTCAAACCTTCCCATAGGCCCGTAAGCGCGCCGCCGGTGAATGCCTTGATAACGTCCCAGTTCCGATAGATGGCGATAGACAGGCCCGCCACGGCCAGCGTGATAAGCCCGATCGTTAGCACGATAGGGTTTGCCAGCATGGATGCGTTAAAGCCAATCATGGCAACGCGAGCCAGCGCAATGCCGGTGCGAAACTTGGTTAGCACCAGTGCGGCGGCGTTCCAGTAGCCGGCGATAGTGTTAAACACAAAGCCACCAGCCAGTGCGGCCACGCGCATTGCCACCAGACCAGCGCCAACTGCGATGATCCCTTTTGTCAGCTGTGGGTGCTGGTCAATAAGCACTGCCATCTGATCCATATACGGGAACGTGGATTTAATCAGGGCATTAAGATGCGGCAACACTGTGCTGCCGATCATTACTGACATTCGGTTTAACTGGTTTTTGAAAATCACCACGCTGTTTGCTGTGGTGGCTGCACGTGCGGCAAATTCCTTTTCCATTGATCCGGCGTATCCAGCGCCTTTGCCCACCAGACGAAAGTTTGCATCAAGCTGATCAAGGTTGTTGATCAGTGGCGCGATACTGCCGGCGACTTCCTTGCCGAAAAGCTCCATGATGATCGGGGCGCGGTCTACATCCTTCATCTGCTTAATGCGGCCCAGGATGACCTGCATAGTTTTGGTGCTATCCAGCTGCATTGACCGCGCAACCTGCTTACTGGTGTAGCCCAGCTGCTTCATGGTTGTCTTTTGCGCCTTCGTCGCAGCACTGCCAGCAGTCAGCGTCAGCATCAGGTTTTTAATCCCGGTGGCGGCGATTTCGTTTGGCACACCCATGCCGCGAAGTGTGGCACCCAGCGCGGCGATCTCACCACTGGCGACGTTAGCAACGGCACCCAGCGGGCCAATTCGCTGCACGATTTGCATTATGCTGGCAGCGTCGGCTGGGCTGTTGTTGCCCAGGTAGTTGATTTTATCGGCCAGCGCGGTTACTTCCGGCAGCGTCATGCTGAAGCCGGATCGCATTTCAGCCAGGCTTTTCCCCGCCTCTTCCGCGGTGATATCAAACGCCACGCCCATTTTTGCAGCGGTGGTGGTGAATTGAACTAAATCTTTATTGGCGATGCCAGCCTGGCCGGCAGCGGCCATAATGCTGCCCAGCTCGTTGCCGGTGTAGGGGATCTCAGTCGATAGCTTCAGCAGCTGGTTTCCCAGCCCTTTAAAAAAGCTGTTTGGGTCGGCACCGTCTGGCGGGTTAACCACTTTTTTGATATCGGCCATGGTGCTTTCAAATTCCATGGCCTGCTTGACTGGCAGCCCCACGCCCATTACCGCGGCGACGGTACCAAAGATTTTGCCTTTCAGGTCATCACCGCGGGCGCGCCTTTTATCCCCACGCTCCTGCGCACGGTTTAGCCGCTGCTGTGCGTTGGTCAGGATATCTAACTGGCGGGCGTTCTGGGCGTATTTGACGCGAAGTGAATCAATGTTTTTGCCCTGGCGGCCAAACACACTGATGGATTGATTTAGCAGGTTCTGTTTGCGGTTAAGATCGGCAATGGTGCCGCCGATCCCTTTTACATTGCTTTTCAGGCTACCAAACGCGCCTTTAAGCCCACCGGAAATGCCACCGCCAATCTGGATTATGGCGTTTAGCTTTTTATTTGCCATCTTTGGGCAGCCCCTCAGTCCAAAAAATTAGATCAGATTCTGTCATCCAATCTAACTGCTCCCGGATGGTGCCGCCCCCATAACTGGCAAGGGCCAGCACTCCGGCCCGTATATATTCCGGCGTTAGTCGATAAAAAAACCGTACGCGGTTTGCAGGCGTGCCCAGTCGTTTGCGCTCAGTGTTTCAACGTCAGACGGTGCATGGCCGATCAGCAGCGCGACAATATAGATCTCGCGGTCTTCTGGTGCCTTCTCCGCCTTCGCTGCCTGCAGCTGGTCGCGCAGCATAGGTTCGCGCATGGTTACTTCCTTAACCACCAGACCATCCACCTTAACGCCGCCTTTCAGTGTTACCAGCAGGCTGCCGGTTGATGCGTCTTCTTTGATGTACTTTGGAAAATCGCGGGTTTCTTCATTCATTTTTTCGTCTGCCTATTTCGTATAAGTTTAAAGGGAAAACCGGCCATCTCTGGCCGGGTACTAATTATTAACGGATACCCAGGGCGGTGGCAACGCGTGACATAACATCCACGCCGTTAATTACCTGCACCATGTTGATCACGTCAATTTCAATCACATCACGGTCATTGATGGTCAGCTTATAGTAATCAAGCGCCATCGTTAACTTGTGTCGCGCCGGCGTACCCGGTTTGACGTTCTGCGGATCCAGCTCAACCACTTTCCCGCGCACAGTCCATTTAATTGGCTGCACGGTACCATCCCAGGATTCCAGCGCGGCGCGTACCATCGCGGTGATGCCGCTACCTTCTGCGATGTTAAACAGCGCAAAAACCTGTGGTGAAAAGTTGATGATTTCTGCGCTCATGCGCAGGGCTTCATGGCCTGTGGTCAGTTCGACGGGGCCATTCATGCCGCCGGCGCGAAACTCTTCAGTGGTCAGCGTCAGCTTAGGCGGGTCAACGTTATCCAGCTGCCCCGCAAAGTTGCTACCGTCCAAAAAAAGGTTTGCATTCTTAATAATGTCTTTAGCGGCCATTATGCGAATACCTCCGAAATATAATCATTCACCAGGTGGCTGCGGAAGGTGATGCGCTCTGCCGCGTACACGCCAGTAAAATCAAAGTCAAAATACACGCGGCCTGCTTCCACTTCCGCCGGCGTATTCAGCTCCTTATCCACCCAGCATTTACCGCCCAGAATCGCACCAATACTGGTCAGGTGGCGCAAGTATGCGTTAACACCCTCCACCACGTCATCAACAAAGTTTTTGGTGATGCCGCGATCGGTTGCCCAGCGGTGATTTTGCAGCACGGAATCGTTAAGAATATCGGCGGTGCGCACGATATTCAGGAATGCCCATTTCTGATCCTGGCTGCAGGTGCGGTTACCCCAGACGCGGTACCCATCATCGTTAATGATGGTGGTTACCTGCTGTGCGTTAAGCAGGTTGGCGCGGCTGTTAGGATCGCCGTAAGCGTAATCAATCAGGCGGGATGTGCCGATGATGCCGTTGATCAGCTGGTTGGATGGTGACCACCAAAAGCCGTTTTCGTTATCCGTGCGTGCGATAACGCCGGCCACTCGCGGGCTGGCCCATTCGGTGGTGTTGTTGCCGTTGGCATCAGTAACGATCACCTTAGGATCCACCACGTAAATGCGCTTGCTGCCAAAGTCTTTTCGGTAGGCGATCGCGTCAGCGTCGTTACCGTTCGGGCCGTCAGCAATAATCACAGCGCGCAGTGATTCAGCAATGCCCACCATCTCTGCCACCACCGGGTTTGCGGTGCTGCCAAAGCTCGCAGTGGCTGCTGCACCACTTCCACCGCCACCCGTAAACGCCACTGCTGGCGCGCCGGTATAGCCGCTGCCTGGGTTGTCAATGACAACGCGAGCCACGCCACCCTGGGCATTCAGTTCAGCATGCGCTGTTGCGCCGGTACCGTTACCGCCGGTAATCGCTACTGCAGGCGCTGCGGTGTAGCCTGTGCCCGGTGCGGTAACGGTGATTGCGGTCACGGCCTGCGTTAAGCGGCGATGCGTGAAGCCAGGTGCCAGCAGGATGCGAGGCGCTACGCCCACTTTGGATTTCGCGCCGCGCAGCGCAAACAAGCCTTCATACTCGCCCGTTGCTGCGTTAACGCCACCCATTACGTTAGCCGTGGTGCCGGTGTCGTTTTCACCTTCTTCAACGCGAACCACGACAATCACGGCGCTGGCATTGTCCAGGATGCCATCCAGTGCCGCCGGCAGTGTGCCGGTGTTGTTGCCTAACATATCCAGCTTGCCTGCTTCGCTGCGACTGCCTGCGATCAGTACTGGGGTGTTTAACGGGAATGCTGCGGGGTCTGCGTCGGGGGCCGTGCCAACAATGCCGATCACGCTGCTGGAAACAGTCGAAATCGTGCGGCTCCCGTTATCAATCTGCAGCACTTCCGCGCCGTGCAAAAATTGACCTTCTGCCATGGTTTGGATCCTTTATCTGAATGTGTACACATTAAAAAGCATCACAATGATGCCCTGCGGGGTGGTCTTTGTCATTGTGCGGGATGGCATAAAAAAAGGCCCGCACAAGGCGGGCTAAATACGATTGGCAAACAAGGGGATCAGTTGCCAGCTACGATGGCGGCAACGTCCGGGTTATTGTTCAGGAAATCTTGCAGCTTTACCAGCGCAACCTGCCGATCGTCCAGCCTCACTGCCGTTAACTTCCAGACGCCGCCATTCCAGCGTGCACGCTTACCTGCCGGTGCCTGCGGTGGCTTCTCCGTGGTTGAGTTGGCCGGCATAAGGAAAACGCCTGGCTCCATTGGTGACTCATCCGCGTCACTGCTGCCGGTGTAAAATCCTGCGGTGTCGAAATTGTAAACGGTGATCGTTTTCATGGCTGCCTCTTAATACTTGATGCAATACAGCAGCGCCATGTTACGCGGGCGCGTCTCATTGCTGCCGGTGTTGTTGGTGGTAAAGCTGTGAGTGTGGTCACCGCTCCACGTGGTGGTTAAGTTATGCGCGTGGTTGCCGGCAGCTGAAGTACTGCCGCTGACGCTGTGCGCATGGTTGCCGCCACCGCCGATCCCCACGTTATGGCCGTGGTTTCCTGCTGCGTCCATCCCCACGTTATGGGAATGGTTGCCAGCTGGGTTTGTCCACTGGTCACCATCATATTTATTCGGGTTCCCGCCATCAGATCGGCCAGTTCCGCCGGTGTCGTTAGTTAGTGGAAATGTGTGCTGATGCTCGCCCTGTGCATCCGTCCATGCCCGGTGCGCGTGGTTGCCCTGCGCATCCGTCCATGCGCCATGGATGTGATCGCCGCTGGCGTTGGTGCTGCCGCTGATGCTGTGCGCGTGGTTGCCCTGCACATCTGTGGTGGCCGTGTGCTGGTGCTGGCCGCCGCCATTGGTGTTGCCAGTGTGCGCATGCGCTTCAACAGCCCAGCCCTGCACGGTACCCACGATGCGGTTAGCATCCAGCCCGCGCCCGTCATCCCAGCCGCGAATAAATTCGCCGCGCAGGTCTGGCAGGTTAAACGTGTTGAATCCGTCACCAGCTCCCCAGGTCGTGCCGATGGCAGCAAATAGTTCTGGGTATGCAATACGGCTCACAGCTGCGCCGTTAGCCTTCAGCCAGCCCACTGGCGCGGTGCTGCGGCAGAATGGCATCACGGCACCCGGTGGTGCCCACTGGCGGCCCAGTGCTTCCACTTTGCTGCCGCTGTAAACCTGCAGGTTATTCTGCGCGGTTGTCACGTCCAGCACGTCAGATAAGTTTTTCGCACGCTCCAGCGGTGCCGGCGCGCTGCCTGCAGGCTCGTTATTCACACCCTGGAAAACGTAGCCTGCCGGGTAAGCCTTGCCCAGCACCACGCGGGTGGGATTGTCTGGCGCTGGCTGCCAGCCGTTGGCACCGGTCTGGCGAGGAATACGCACCCCGCCTGTGCCTGGTTCACCGATATAAACCGCCAGCCCGTAAGTGGTGGTCAGCGTGAGATCCACCGTTACCTGGTTAGCCGCAAGGGTCTGCGTCTCTGCCACGGTGTCCACCGTGACGTTTGCCACGCTGGGATCCTGCCAGATGTAATCACCATCGGCGTTTGTTTCTTTGCCCAGCACCTGCCCCACGGTACCGCCGGGAATCAGTTGCTTTGCCGTCCAGTTATTCACCAGCCACGTTTGGTTAACAACAATCGTGTCTGGGCTGAATGAGATATTGATCACCGCGTCACTGGTCAGGAAAAAATCAACCGCCACGATCACATCAGAGTAAGCGCCCTCGTCTGGCTCCGGCTTGTAGCTCTCCGGCAGTGAGCCAATCATGATCAGCGTGCCGTTAGAATCGAATACGCCAATTTCTCGCATCGTCCAGCCGCCCACGGTGGCAGGGATAACCATCTCTGCCGTAAAGCGGGTGTTATCTGCCGGATCCTGATAGATGCGGTTGATGCCAGCGCGGAAGCGTTCGCGCACCAGCGTGGTTTGCGTCGGCGTCGGGGTGGTGACGTTCCCTGCGCCATCACCCACAGCCATCTCAGTTAACCGGATTGCCTGCCCGGTGGTGCTCGCCTGAATCAGCTGTTGGGCACCGCGGCGCGTGTAAATCGTTTTGTAGGCCATGTTCGATCCTTAGTTTGCGCGCACGATGTAATCAGTAATGATCCATGGGCGGTTACTGCTCGACGTTGCGAAGCCGAAAAAGTTGCCCGTAAGGATGCTGTTATCGGTGATATCGTTCTGCAGCAGATCATTAATATAAATTCTGATTCTGTTGCCCTTCAGATCGATTTTTAGCACATCGCCCACCTTCCAGCCGGGGCCGTTAGCGATGATTGTTGCACTGCCCCCCACTCGCTTGTACAGGTCAACGCGTCCACCCACAACGCTGTTATAGCTGTTCATGGTAAGGCGCAGCGTGTCACCGGTTGCGGCGCTGGCTTTGCGCATCTCGATCATGGCGTTCTGCCCGCTGGCGATTGATGTAACACCAGACAGCAGTTTCATTGACAGGGTTACATCAGGGCGGCCCATATCCACGCATTCAGACGAAACGCCAGCAGCCCCTATGGTAAGTTGCCCGCCATTCGTCACCGCTGTGGCGTTCGCTGCCTGCGCTGTCCCGCCCCAGCTGTGTGCGGTACCACCAGCAAAAAGATCGCCAGCACTGCCACCCAGCTGGCCGGCACGGTTGAATTTATCCGAAAACAGCACATCACCGATCGCCTGAATAGTCGGGGTGTTTGCCGGCACGGTGGTGATGTTCTGATCCATGGTAATAATCGTTGTCATCGTATAAGCCTCAGTTATTTCAAAATGGTGCCGCTGCAAATTTTGCGGATGAAATCGCGCAGTGCAATCGGGTCAAAGCGATCAGCCGCTCCGTGGCCTGCAGTGCTGTGAACGTCCAGCGTGAAATCAAGGTGCTGGCTGAAGGTGTCGTAAAGCAGCTGCGCGTTGGGGCCAATCGGCACCAGGTCATCTCCGGTTGAAGCGATGCAATAAACCGGCGCGCCGCGGAAGTCTGTCCAGTGGCGCAGTACCGGGTCATATCCCGCCGTTTTGGTGCTGTAGTCGCTGCCGTTGGATGCGATGCCGTAAGCTGCCTGAATCAGCCCCTGTCGGGCGCTGTTATATCGATCCCACAGGTTGCAAACCGGGTCTGTTAAGTACAGGCCCAGCACGCCCGGTACCACACCAGTTAACAGCGCATTCAGCGCGCCCATGCCGCCCATACTGTTGCCCAGCAGCATCACGCCACCAATCGGTGCCGCTTTGCACGCCTGCGTGTACAGGTTGGCAACGTCCTGCATTGCCTTTGGTGATCCGTAATGGTCGCCTTCAAAATTGCAGCGCGCCCAGATAATGCCATCATTCGCGAGGCTGGAATATTCAGGTGGAGGCGTCAGCGTCGGCCCGCTGCCCACCCCGCCAAAATAGATAATCATCAACATGGGGCCATCGTTGCTGTAAGGCGTGTTGCCAAACGTCAGGCGGGCGTTTTGGTTGTTGATAGGGGTGACAAAGTTAATCGGGCTGGTAATGCTCTCACCACGGCCACGCTGTGCCGCCCAGCGGCTCATGGATGCCAGCACCTGGAAGCCTGGCGCGTCGCGTGTCAGCTTCAGAGGATCCAGCTCTTTGGCGATGGTCTTGTTAACTTCGCCCAGAATACGGCCACCGATACGGCGCACGGCATAATCAGCCAGCTGCCCATCAACGCGGCGGATTGCCAGATCAGTTAGATTGCCGGCAGCATCAGTAACCGCCCACGCGATTTGCTCACCATCGGCCATGAAATCAGTCTGCACCTTCACACCCAGGCGATCGCGGATCAGGCGCTCAGCATGCGCAGAAGGCCCGCCATCCTTCAGGCTGATTCCTAACCAGGTCTGGAATCCTTTAGCATCGCGCACCACATAACCGACTTCGCTTTGAGTTGAAAAACGATCCTCTTTCTGGATAACGGCATCAAAGACAGCGGTTTCCAGCTTGGTCTGCATGGCCGTATTCATTGCCACCACCTGCGCCGCGGTGGGGATTGATGTTACTGACTGATAAGCCTGTGCGCTGGTTTTTTTGTAGTAGTTAAATGCGGCTTGCCCCGCCTGGCCAGGCACGCGGAAATACTGCCCCACCAGCAGGTTTGCATCAGCCAGCGCGGCGGTTGGGCTGTCGTAAAAATCCGCGTCATAGATGGTTTTGGCTTCTTCCACCAGCTTGGATGCCGCGTCAGCAATGCTGCTAACTTCCTCCACAGTCTCCGTTACATCCAGAAACTGGATCGTAAATCGACTGCCCATGATCGGCCCCAGATTAAACTGCAGCTGATACACGCCGTTTGGTGCCCGGAAGGTAACAACCCCGTTGCTGTTGGTCACCAGCGGGTTTGCGATTTCCACGCCGTCAGCGTTCGTTAATCCGGTTGCCAGCGTCTCAGTGCCGTCCAGGTAAAGTGCCGCCTGTGCGCCTGCGATAACTGCGCCGGTGCTGTCCTGCGCTACATACGTTTTCAATTCCACGGTCTGCCCCTTTATAAAGTTATTGCGCCGTCAGCCAGCACAAAATCGTTTGCCACTACCTGCTCGATCGTGTGACCGGTCACCCGTAAATTTGCCCCGCCATGGCTGACTGCGCAGGCATAACCGTGCGCCTCGGTTTCCACGTTAATTTTTGCGGTCGCCATATGTGAACGCACGTTTTTGGTTGTTTCGATCAGCTCGATAATCTTCTGCAGCGTCTTTTGGTTGAGCGGATACTGGTTAACATTGACGTGCAAAATGTAGGTATACGGCTCGCCTTTCGGCACCTGGTTAAACCACTCCTGAATCTGCACGTCGATCCCTACGGCAGCCAGCTGCAGCTCCACAGCGCCCAGCGTGCCCTTTATCTTCTGGTTCATGGGTGCCTGTTTAATAACGGCCCGCTTCTGCGCCTCCGTCCATGTTGAATCCCATGAATCCACAGACAATGCCCACGCCAGCCAGGGCAGCACGTCAGCTGGGCACTGATCGGCGTTCCACACCTGTTTTACGATCACCGGCACGTCAACCACATCAGCCCCCACCTGGGCCAGATTGCGCTCCAGGGGGGTGGCGTTGTTGGGTAAAAGGTTATTAGACATTAAGCGCCACCTGCTCGACTTCGATCGATGTACAGTAGCCCACCTCTGAATCATCAATCACCACGTTTGTGGTGGGTTCAATCATGATAACGTCATGCACACCGGGCTGTTTCAGGGCTGCCACGATGCCTGCGATCGTCACGTCATACCCGATTTTACGCTGCGCACTAACATAATCATTCAGCGCCGCTATCGCCGCTTTAATAACGATTTGCGGATCCGGGCCGTCATAAATCTGCAGGTCTGCTTTGATCTGATATTCCACAGGGGCAGCACTCAGCACGATCACCTGGTCAGTAAGCGGGCGCACCGTTTTGGCCGAAAGCGCCGCTTTCACCTTGTTGATCAGCGCCTCGTTAGCCTGCCCATTCCCCTGGGTGCTGGAAATGTAAACGGTCACCACTCCGGGCGTATAGCTAACCACTTTCGCATCACGGATCAGGCCGTCTGCGCTGCGCGTGTGATACTGGTAGCTGCCCTCACTGCCGGCGGTGGTGTACGCCTCCGGGGCCAGCTGGATGCGGTACCGGTAATCGTCATCGCTTTCCATGATGAGCGGGGTTGGCGGGATGGTGGTCAGGTCTTCGGCTTGTCGCACCAGGCGAACCACGCCGATGTTTGCGCCGATATTGTCCAGATCTTCGTCTCTGGCATAGGCAAGCATCACGGCTTTGGCTGATTCGTTGATGCGGGCGCGCAGCACCATTTCGCGGTAGGCGTTCTCTTCCAGCAGCTTGCGGCGGGGATCGGATTCCAGCGCAAGGGCGGCGGCAATTTCCTCTTGCTCTTCCGTCTTATAAAGTGAAATCAGCTTTGCGATGCGCTCCGCCAGGATATCCTCATAATTCAGCGTCTCCACCACATTAGGGGCAGGTAGCTGGCTAAGGTTTACTGCTGTGAATGTTCCGGCCATTATTTCACCATTACGCCATCTATTGTCACTGGTTTGCCATTAGGCAGATAAGTTGCCTCGATCGACAATTCCACCCATCCTGGCCCCGCGTTTGTTGCCTGCACTCGCTTTATCTTCAGGCGGGGTTCCCACTCTTCCAGCGCCTGCGCCGTCTCGCCGTAAATGTCGATCAGCGTTTCGCGGTTCAGCGGTGCATCCACCAGGCGGGGAAGGTTGCTGCCGTACTTCCTGCGCATCACGCGGGTACCTTTCGGCGTGGTAAGAATATCTTCAATCGACTGCCGCAAGTGGGCGATGCCTTCCAGCGTCAGCCCTGTGTTTTTATTCATGCCAATCATATTTGTTCACCTCTTGCCTGTCATTGTGGGGGATGGCATTAACCCAGGGCTGGCCCCACCATATTGCCATCGCCCTGCTCTCTGTGGCTGTGCGATTTAACGCCCACACCATCCGCTTTAACGTCACCGTTAAAAATATTCAGGTTGCCGGAAACGGTCGCCCCGGTACCGCCGCTAATCGCCATTCCTTTGGTGCCCACGATCTGCCCCTTCACCAGCAGGTTGCCGGTGATATCCGTTTGCGGGGCGTCGATCGTTGCCTTCTCCACGGCGGTTACCGTAGCGTTAACGCACGTGATATTCACCAGCCCGCTGCCGGTCACCACCAGGTCAAAGCTGTTTTCACCGTGGTTATAAACCAGGGTGCTGCCGTCCGGGAATTTAATATAAAACTCTTCCGGGTTGGTGCTGGGCGTCTCCCCGCCGTTGTCGCTGTACAGGCTGCCCAGCACCACGGCGTTACTCAGATCCCCACCCATGCTGGCAATGATGACCTTTTCGCCCCGGTCTGGCAGGCTCCAGATTTTCGTTAAGCCGGCGCGCATCACCATCCAGTCAATCCACCCGGTAACGTTGCCATCCACGCCCACGCGTACCTGCTGCGTTACCGGGTCAACGTTTCGGATGTAACCCGTTTTGATAATGCTGTCTAATTTGTTCCAGATTTCATCATTCATCATCGCCGCCCAGCTTCGTGTAATCAGCCTTATGCGCCAGCCCGATCTCAGGCGCAAAGCCGATATAAATCGTGCCCGGTGGGATATCGTCCGACTTCCACACGGAAACACCCAGCGTCATGGCCTGCTGCCAGTCGATGCGCCAAACCTCGTATTTATCCAGGCTGGGATCAAAGTTGTCACGCTCCGCCACTGTCACGGTGGCCGGGTCGGTCTGGATCACCTTGCCGGTGGCATCCTTCCAGCGGCGCTGATTGATAAAGCTCACCATATCGGCGGCCAGCACGCGGATCTCTTTGCGTACCTGCGGGTTTCGGACGTTGGACAGGATCAGATAAGCCGAAAATGAAAACGTGGTGTCGGTGGTTTCGTCGCCGGCGTTCGCTTCCTGGTTCGGCTCCATCGTCTCATCTTCCAGAAGCAGCGCCGGTACCGGTATTTCCAGCCGATCTGCGCCATCCGTTCCCCGGTGAAACTCCACCGTTTGCAGCATGGGGTAACGGGTTTTAAATTCGTGTTCAATGGCCGCATAAAGCGCCAGTAAATCCACTGCAGGGAATGCACCCTGATAGCCTTGCTCGGTCATCATTACCACCTTTCACTGGTGCTTAGATATTGCACGCGGGCGCGTATGTCGCGCACAAAGTGCTGCCAGAAAATATCCTCTACTTTCACGAAAATCTTATCTTCCACGAAAATATCAGCCTGATCTTTAATGCTCTGCAGCTGCTCGACGATCGGCAGCCGCTGTTTGCCCTTGCGTTTGAAAATGGTCAGCTTGTTTTTCTTCTGGGCTTTACCCACAAACCCGCCTTCATGGTAAAACTTCCCGGCCCACGCGCCGCCGGCATCCTGCCGTGGGCGGCCCTTAAACGAGGAAACGGGCATATCATTCAGCCCGTACCACAGCTGCACGCCTTCCTGGCTCCCCTTCAACCTGATCGACTTCAGACGCTTGCGCATTACCCCCAGCGTGCGCAGCTGCAGTTCGGTTTTAAGGCCAGTCCCGCTCATCTTGCGCAGCGTGGCCGCGGTACGCTGACAGGCGCGGGAAAAGCTCGCGTTATACTGTTTCTCGCTTGCCCCCAGCTCATCAGCGACGGCATGCAAGGCTGAAATGTCCAGGTCAAAATGGATCATTGTTTGGTTAGCTCCAGTGTGTAAGTGCCGGTGCCGTCCGGGCGCGGGTGCTCCATTATGTCGAACGTGCCCACCGTCTCGATCACCACATAGCAATCCCTGCGGATGGATGCCAGCGCGGCGTGCTCAGGCAGCAGAATGCGCGGGTCTTCCTCTTCCAGCGTGAACTCCCCCGCCATGGCGTCATATTTGGCGTTATCGAAAATTACTTGCGCTTCATGGATCTTGGTTCCTTCCGGCGAAAAAAAAACGGCTGCTTTAGCAAAGCCGCCGTCTTTATCTGCCGTAAAAAACCAGTCCAGATTTTCCCAGGCTGGTTTAGTCATAGCGGCTTACACCTCTGTTTTTTCGTCCGGGTTCGCTGGATTGATCGGCGTGTCGCTGCCGGTAGGAATCACAACGCCCTGGCCTTCACCCAGCAATTTCTGCTCGGCTTCAGGCTTTGGAATTTCGGCCTGTTTAATCGCTGTCAGCAGGTCGGCTTTTTTCTGGTTCAGAGGGATTTCTGAATGCACCTTGCTGGCGTATTCCTTCAGCTGATCCAGCGTCATGCCGTCCAGGTCAACCTGGTGCGTATCGTTCACGCGTTGCAGATCGGTGATGTTTACGTTTCCGCTGTCTGGCAAATTTCCGCCAGTCTGGCGGCTCGAAAAAGGGCCAGCCTCGCTCAGCTCACCCTCTACCAGTACCGCCTTTTTGCGGCCCAGATACTGGGTGGCTTCCTGCTCGGTAACTTCGATCAGGGTACCGGCTTTCTGGATTTGACCGCCGATCATCATGGCGGAAGTGACGCGCAACACTAACAGGTTTTTGCTCATGGTAAAGCCTCTGTGCAAGGGGAAAAAGCCGCCCTTTCAGGCGGCGTTATCGGGTTGGGTTAAGCGCCACCAGCAGCAGCAACAGCTGCATGCACAAATGACTCTTCACGGCGCAATGCAAAGTCCACATCCTGGAACACCACGATACGCAAGCCGCCTTTTTTGCTCAGCGTGTACGGGTCAACGATCATATCCAGACCGCCCCACATGCCGATGATGAAATCATTAAAGTTACCGAAAAACACGTCTTTATTGCGGATCGTGTTGGTCACTTCGGTGCGGTAGCCGTTCACGGTGCCGCCAGTTTCCCAGACCACACCAGCATCAGTGCCGCTGGCAAACTTCGGCGTGGTTTTAACCTGGCCGCGGGTGCCGCTGTTGAACACATACGCCATGCTGCCCACGTCTGCGTTATCAGCAGAAATCAGGCTTTCCATCTCTACGGCGTCTTTGTAGGTCAGGCCAGCAGCGGTAAGCACGTGTGCGCCGATGCCATCCTGGTACAGCAGGCCGGTTGGGGCGTTGCCGGTACCATCAGCATAAAACGCGGCTTCGTTGATGCCCTGCGCGATGGCGGCGATCAGGTCGCTACGCACCAGGCCTTCAGCGTCCGGCGTTGACTGCATCATCAGACGGCGGGTGATATCGGTGTACGCCGCAAGGGTATGCGGGTTTAAACCGATCTGGCCGATAACTGGCGTGGTTTCCTGCGCATCTTCATGCTCGCCGATCCAGTAAGCCTGCGATGCGCCGATCTGTTTAGGGATCTCAATGTTCCCCACCAGACCACCCATCACTTTTGCCAGCTGCATAATCACGGTGCGGTTGCGCAGCATTTCGATAAAGCTGGAAGCCATGAAATGCGTTTGCACCAGGTTACCACCGGTGATCGCGCCCACTGGGGTGTTTGCTGCACCCTGGTTGGCGTTGAATGCGCGCATGGTCGCGGCATCACCAAACTGGCCCAGCACATCCTGCGGGATCAGCGCACCACGTGCGGTGCGTCCGGTCTGCTTCTGTGCGGCTTCAGAACATTCCAGCTCAAAGGCCGCCGCTTCGCGCAGGCGCTGGTCATTTGGCTTTTCCAGATGGCGCACCAGGTTGAAGAGGCTAAACTGGCGGACTTCTTTGTCATCCAGGCCAATCTCTGGGCTGCCCATTTCTTTGATCGGTTTGTTTGCGCCACCGTCTTTGCTGTTCGGGTGCTGCTGGCCGCGCTTGTTGACTTCATCCAGCGCGATAGCTGCAAATGCTTCCACAGCGGTGCCATCGGTTACTGCACGTGCTGCAGCTGCCTGCACGCCGTAAAGCTCGCCCATGGCGGTTAAGTCGGCAACGCGTTTGCGTTCGTTTTTAAGCAGCTCCTGCGGGTCACCGGTAGGATTTGGCAGGGTGCGCTGCGGGTTGTGCTGCGTACCGTCTGGCTGGTTGGTAGGCGCGGCGCGCATTTCCAGCACTTCAAGGATCTGCATGATGGCGTTATTTTCATCCACCAGCGCACGCACCTTGTTGCCGTTTTGGTCAAATACGATCTTTTCTTTCATCTGTCTAGCTCCGATTTTAGGTTTTTGGCCCGCTGGCTTTTGCTCAGTGCCGCCATTATTACTGCTGGTTTCCGGGTTGTCATTGTGCGGGATGGCAGAAAAGGGTGCCGCCCTTCCTGCGCCCACGGTATGATCCGCCGGTACTGCCACCACTGATACCTCGTAAGGCATCCAGCGGGTGACCAGGTAATCATCGTCGCCATCGTCACGCTCTACTGACAATTTGGCTTCTAATACCTGATATCCCACTGATGTTAACGTGCGGATGCCGTCCACCACGTCGTTAAAAATCTCTTCTGCCCGCGCACTGCGGCCAAAGCGCACAACGCACTGGCCGCGGCGGTTTTCGTCCACCCAGGCGCGTTCAATAACGCCCACCTGATCGCCCCACTCATGATCGACAAGGAAGGCAGCACGGCCTGATGCCAGCCGTGACCAGTCGATCGCGTTGGGGCTGTGGTCCAGGATTTCGTTACCAAACCAGCGTTTTACCGGGGCTTCACTGGAAAAAGAAAACTGCACGGTGCGTTTTTCTTTGTCGATGTGCCCCATTTCGATTTCGCGGGTCTGCGCCGGCAGCTCGCGGTTGAAGCGCACCAAATCCAGTGATTCACCGCCAGCGCGGCGGATCTGGTTACTTCCGATCAGGCTGGCGAGTATCGCCATTTGGTGCTTTTTCATTTGGTGTTTCCTGTAAAAGTTGATAATCCACAGCGTAACCTTTCATCACAAGGATCTGCGCTTTTTCATCGTCCAGCCCTGCCGCCTTCAGTTTCTCCAGCTGGTTGGCAATGTCTTTGGCGGTCTGCGTCCAAACTTCGTCCGGGTCTTCGCCACCGTCGCGGATGATATCCGATGGCGATTTCAACAGGGCGTTTTTCGCCTTGATTGAGGCGTTTACGTCCTTCTCCGGGTCGATCCAGTCCCAGCGGCGGCTCTGCCATAAAACGGCCTGATACTTTGGCAGCTTCAGCGGGCTTAATTTCTTGCCGTTCTCCATCACGATTTTACCGCCCAGCAGCATGTTAACCAGCCAGCTGTCGTAAATTCGCTGCATAAGCTCTTCCGTCAGCCACTCCTGCAAATCCTTCCACGTCTCGCGTTCGTCCAGCGTGCCCTGGCGGATACTGGAAAAGTTTACGCCCTCCAGATCGTTTGACAGGTTGTGGTAACTGACGCCCAGACCGGATGCCATGCCGCGCTTTTGGTCTTTGGTGAATTGCGCATACTCGCCGGCAGGATATTGTGGATCCCATTTCTCAATACTCGCGCCCTGCGGCAGCACATCCAGCTCACCCGGCTCCACCTCGATAATCGGCGGATCATCCTCATCCCATTCCGGCCCATTCTCGCCTTCCTTGAACGTCATAAACGCCATTTTGGACGCGCCCACGCGGGCGTTAACCAGTGCCGCCTCTTCCATGCCGTTTAACTGTCGCATGCGGATCAGGCTGGTTGCCATCCAGGAAAGGCCGCGTTTCTGGTTGGCAATGTCTTCAATGTAGCCGTGTGCGATTTCTTCCGCCGGTATGCGCACGTAAGGCTTGCCGCTGTACATGAAACGATCTTCATCGGCCAGCGTGGTGGTGAAGTAATACGCCACCGGGCGGCCATACTGCGTGTATTCAATACCAAACCGCACAAAATTGGTGCTGTTCGGCATGCGGTTGACCACCATTTCCAGCGGTACCCGCCAGGACGGGATCAGCTGGATGGCAAACCCCATCGGGCCAGCGTCCTGCCCGGTGGCGAAACGCACGAAAAATTCCCCGGTGGTGGCCGCTGACTTGATCGCCAGCTTCTGAAATTCGCGCAGCGACTTTTTGCCGGCAACGTCGCAGTTTTTACCCTTACTCCATTCCTTCCAGCACGCCTCAATGGCGGCGTTTGCTTGGGTGTCCAGATTGCCATCCTGGCCTTTCGATCGCGCCTGCAGCTGGATTCCTTTACCGCCCACGATGTTGTTAACGCACATGCGCAGGTAATTGCGGCCATAGTCGTTATTGGCAGCCTGCTCCTGCGATCGCGCCGTAATCGGCAGCCAGTTGCGGGCAACAATATCATCAGCGCCCAGCGGGCTGCTGCCCCACTCCATTGCCAGCCTGTCCTGCTCAGCAGCTGCGAACATGCGTTTACGCCCGCCGCTGAATTTAGGCGGCTGGCGCAGGTTTGGGTGGCGTTTCTGTGGCGGGGCCATTTCCGCCTTTCGGCCAAAGATCCAGAATTTCATTTCAGCGCATACCTGATTTTACGGCCCCACAGATTAGCGCCGCTTTCCTGCGCCAGCTCCAGGTTAACCAGCCCCTGGTAATAACGCTGCAGCGCCATAAGGTCTGCCAGCGATTCGTTATACAGCTCGCGGTTCGCGATGCGATACCGGACGGGCACGCCGCCCTTTGCCCGCGCAGCGATAGTGGCATTAATCGCGGCCAGGTGGCGCTGGTTTTCGCTGGTGCCGTCATAGCCACCGGTCATCTTATCCAGGTCAGCGATAACCGTAACGCGCATGCGCTCGATCGTCTCTTCACCGGTCAGAGTGGTGCGGCGCACCTCGTAAAAGTAAATCCCCGGCTCCAGTCCGGCGGTGTTCTCTGCGGTCAGGTTGAAACTTAATTGATTGCCCTGAAGGATCCCAGCCGCGTTAAGTGCGCCAGCCCCTCGCAGGATCAATTTGCCGCCAGTCGTGCCGGCTTTTACCGGGTACGTGTGCGGCCATGTGAACGGTAAACCTTGCGTGATTGCGATTTTAGCCATCATGGTGCCCTTTTATCGCCGTTGCCTGCGGCTTTGATTTTTGGCGGTAATTTTCGCAGCTTGCCGGCTGCGAACTACGGAAACATTCTGCGGTGCTTCCTCGGTTTTGTCATTGTGGGGGATGGCATCGCCGGCACGTGGTCGCTGCGGTGCGATTGTGGGCTGTTTTGGCTCGCTTCTGGGCGCTTCTGGTATGCTTTCGGCCTTATGTGGTACCGCATTCGGGTATTTTGGCACGTGTTTCAGCTTCTGGCGGCGCTCTTTCACCTTGTCGCTCACATCAACGCCCAGTTTACGGGCAATCATCAGCATCTTAGGGGCCATGATTTTAAAGGCTGCATACGCATAAACGCGGCAATCCAGCCCCTCATTTCGGGCCTTTTCGGGCTTTTTCCACTCGCGCACAGGGTGCCCCTTAACATATCGGGTCACCAGCTTTTCTGCGGTGATTTGGTTGAACCAGTCATCGGGCCGATCCTCCGGGAAGTGGCAGTAACCCGGCCCCGGCGTGCTATTGTTCCAGCGACGCACCACCACCAGCTTTGCCTGGTCAACGCCCAGAATAAAGAGATCCACCTTGCGGCGGTCTTTACCGGACTGTTTACGCTGTGGCGTGTTGATGATCGGCAGCGCGAAGCCCTGGCCCCCTTTGATGGCAAAAAGGCGCTTGCCGGTACGCCCTTTGGCGTAATCGGTGGCCGCTGCAGTCATGCCGCCAGTGCCGCCGGTATCCAGACAGGTGCCCATGATTTTAAGGCGCGCCCCGGATTCGTGGATGTATTCGCTTTCCAGCAGATCATCTAACTGGTTCCATGGATCATCCGTCAGCGGGTCACCCCAGAACGTGTGATATTCAATGCTCCAGGATTCCTCACCTATGCCCCATGCCACCACTTCACACTCCAGGCGATCCATTTGCATATCCACGCCGCACGTTAAGTAAAGCCCGTTCATCGGAATGTCAAAGGATCCATCCTCGCTGTAAACCTCGCGACGGGCCATCAGCGTATCAGGGTCGGCGCGCTCGCCGTTTTCGTCCCACGTCTGCGAAAGACACACGTTATAAAACGTCTGCAGGTCGTCGGTTTTCAGCTTGTCGAAATAATCCCGCACGATGGCGCTTATCTTGCGGAAGGTGCTGTAAAGCTCGTTCAGGTGGTACGATGCGTGCCCGTTAAACGGGCGTGACGCCTTCCAGCCAGCGCCTATGCTCTCCGCCTTGCGGATCTGCGCCACGCGCTGGCCGTCTGTCCACGCCGCGCCACATTCCGGGCAGTGAAAAGCTGCCGTTTCCGGGTCGAACTCATCAACAAATTTGCCGTTTTCTTCGTCGCTTTCGCGGCGGCCTTCCCAGTGAATATTTTCCCACTGCAGCAGCACGTGGGCTTCACAGCCTGCATGTGGGCAAGGCACATAAAAACGGCGCTGGTCGCCAGCCAGGAACGATTTTTCAATGTAACTTTCCCCTTTGATGGTCGGCGTTGAAATGTCCACCAGAAAACGGATATCGCCAAACGTTGCCGATCGCTGCCACAGCAGGCTCACAGGATGCCCCTCTGGCGTGCGTTCGTAGCCGTCCACCTCATCGCACACGATTGTGGGCGCGCTTCGCCCGCGCATCGTTTTTGGCGAGCCTGCCCATGCGTACATCAGGAAGCCGCCGGGATAGCCGCGCATTTTGTTGTTGTTGACACTGCCGGATGCCAGCGCAAGGGCGACGGGCTTGCAGTCTTCCGCCAGCGGGTTAAATTTCGTTTCCTTCCACACCCCTAAATCGTTCTCGCTGGGCTGCATCATCATCTGGGATCGCGGGCTGGCACCGATGCAATACGCCTGAATCAGCAGCGCCAGCAGCGTTTTACCCACCTGTGCGCCCCACATCAGGGAAACGCGGTAGCAACCCGGCTCCAGCAGCATATCCATAGGTTCGCGCTGATACGGGGCGTTATGTATGCGGTACTCACCCGGTACGGCGTTGCCCACCGGTATTTTCACGTTCTTCTCTGCCCACTCACTCACCAGCATAGTGGGCGGCGGTACCAGATTTTTCTGTGCACGGCCAATCGCCGCCATCAGTCCCCGGTAGTTGGAAAACTGGCCGAAATCCGGCGCATCATTCTTCGTCGTCGTCTTCGGCTTCTTCATCTTCGATCCCTTCCGGCACGGCAAACAGCTTCGCGGTTGACAGGTTATTCAGCACTGAATCGATCTCTTTCATCAGGGTGCCTTTCCATTTCGTTTCATCGTCTTCACCTACCAGCGCGCCATAAACACGGCTGGGGATGATGCGCATTCCTGCGCGAACCTCTGCAAAGCAGCTGCCCACTACCAGCTCAACCTGCGCAATCGGTGCCAGCAGCCCGCGTTCACGCTGCACAGTCAGCTCAGCCTTTTCCGCTTTCGCTGTCTTGATACGGCGATCCAGCGTGGCATCGTCAGCAACCACTGCCCCGGTGGCTTCTTCCAGCTGGGTGCGCAGCTGCCATTCGATCATTTCCGCCGTGTTGTATTCGGAAGGCACGCCACGCGATCCCTTCTTCACCACCGGCGCGCCAGCGCGTACCCAGCGATCAATCGTTGGCTCGGATACCCCGAAAACTTCTGCGATAACTGCGCGGTTTACTACCTGCCCGCGCTGCTTAACCGGATTTGCCGCTTTTCTTGCCATCGTCTTTACCTAAAAAAGTGGTAAGGAAATTATCCCTTACCAGATTTAATTATAAAATCACAAATTAAGAGATTTCCTACAGCGTGATATCCGCGGGGATGATGTCCCCGCAAGGCCGCCCCCTTCAGGAGTACCTTCGATTTTTTTTCAAATGAGAAGCCTTCTCATCTGACGCCTTGATGATAGTCATTCTCATTGGCCTATCATCCACAGCAATGCCCACCACACCCCCCGCATCAAGATATAGACGCCTGCTAGGGCCGCACAGATGAGTACTGCCCTATCCCCCATGCTCATAGCACGTTCACGCTTGCGCCTCTCTGCGTGCTGTACAGCGCGTATGGCGTCATCCTCTTCACCCTCGTAGGGAAGAAATGCGAACTCATGCTGTGCTCTTGCCTTCACATCTGTGCGTCTGCACTTAGGTGGGGGTGCCGGGTTGTTGATTTGTACCTCTGGCTGATATCCCCCCAGTAGACTCACCCTGTTCTTATGGTGGAGGGGGGCCGGCTTGTTTTTCGCTGTGTGGTATAGGCGTTTCATCGTGTAGCCCTCATGGCGTCGTAGGTGCGTTCACAGGTCAATCCTGCAGCTCTGGCCCTGTCAGCCTCTGTCGCCAGTCTTCCCGCTGTTGCGTCAATCTCTCTGTACAGGTCGGCAAGCACTCTGGCGGCGCTATCCCCTGACGTGCTTCCGCTGGAAGGGGTGGCAGGCTGTCCGGCACGTAATCTGGCGATCGTGGCGTTGATGGATTGCTGCAGCCGCTCAGCATTGCGATCAGCAGCAGCCCGCAAAGCAGCAAGGCGATTAATTTCGCTTTGGGCGTCTTTTTGTATCTGGTTAACATCATCCTGTCGTTTCCTCTCATAATCGCGTTTCAGGTTGTCATAATCGGCTTTGGCCTTTACATCGGCTATATCCCGCTTATCCCATCGTTCCTGCCAGCGCGCTGTTTCAGCGTTCACAGCAGGGTTTATCAGGTAATGCACATTGGCCCACGTCAGCAGCCCAATGAAAAGGGCCAGCACAGCTGCCAGCCCTCCCCATTTGGCCCACGCGGGCAACACATAGCTGCCCACGTTCATGTTACTTGCTCCCGGTTGCGCGCCATTTCAGCAGGGTTTCTTCACCCATGCGGATGGCGTCGTGATAGCCATACCCATCAAACAGTGCCACACGCATGCCGCCACGTTTGACCAGCCCCGGCAGCACTACGCCACCACCTTTGCGGAAAGTCGGGATACGCTTGCGGATCTCGCAGATATCACCACTGCGCAGCACATCGTCAAAATCGGCCTGAATGTCATCCTTCCGCATAAATTCATTGCCCATGTTGAATGCCATATCGCAAAGCGCATCAAACTGGCCCTGTGCCATTTCCCACGGCACATTGCGGCGCACCAGTGCTGCAGCATCTTCCATATCTTCCTGCAGCCACTTGTAAGCCTGCTGCTCGCTGCACACGTCACCCTGTTTAACGCCTTTGGTATGACCGTAGCCAATCGTCCATGGCTTGCCGTTCAGTGCTTCCCAGCCGCGCAGGTTGCGATATCGTGCCATCTGCAGTCCTGCTTTGGTCAGCGCCTTGCCTAAATCGCTGCCGGGGTCAGGATACGCTTCACGCTCCAGCCCTTCGCAGTACTTCGCCACCTGCGTGCAATTCTCGCTGGGGTGCTTGGTTTCGTTAGCCATGCTACTTGCTCCTGTTGTTGTTGATTGCGCGGGCCTGTTTGACCTGCATAAACCACCAGCATTTGAACCGTGCCCACAATGGCGACATAAGCACTAACCTGCGCATCATCAGCGCAGCAATGCCGCATATCATCGTGGTGGTGGTGCGGTGGGGATAGGTGCCGTTGAACATGTGGAAGAGCCAGAAGATGCACGATGTTGAGATAACGCAATAAATCACGCATCCCAGTACGCCCTCTTTGATGCGCTGGTCAAATACCTGCACCAGACAGTAAAAAAGGATCATCGAAACGCCGATAATCCCGCTCACCTGGTAAATCTGCTCTAAAACCTGCTGTTTAATCAGCATGGCGTTAACTCCTGATGTTGAAACGTGCTTTGATTATCTCCCAGATCTGCGCCTCGTTGATTCCGCGCATCACCGTGGATATAACCGCCGGCCCAAAAGCTCCGAGTACAAGCGCCGCAAACATTTTGGCGTTATCCCCGGCTACCTGCCCCTGTTTCGCTGCGTAGAAATAATCCGCTGCAAAAGGGGCTGCATACACTCCTGCAATACCTCCACAAATTACCAAATAAATCTGACGTTTTAGGGTTATGTCTTTGTAGCAATACAGCGCCATAAAACCACCCGCAAGGCCCGCTAACAGTAAATCTACTCTGCTCGCTATTGCTTCAGTTAGCCACATTACGTCTGCTCTCCACGTTTTCGCCTGTTGCGGTCAGTATTTTAACAGGTGACTGGTGGGCGTCATGTGTGGGGATGGCATCGGCTTTCAGCCAGCGGGATATGGTGCGGTACGGTATCAGCATGGCCTCAGCAATCTCTGTGGGCTTCATGCCGGTAGCCAGCATCCTGTGCGCAGACTTCTTCAGGAAGTCGCGGTAAATCTCCGCACAGGTCGCTGGGTAAAGATATTCGCCACCAAAGTGGGCCACCAGTTTGCGGGCATCATCGTAGCCCACCATCTGCACCAGTTTATCATCCGGCTTTAAGCGCACTGGCACGATCAGGATGATGCGGTTACTGATTGCTGCGCCATAACGCTTATCGCGCACCTGACACACTGGCAGCTGGCCTATCAGGCGCAGTGTCTGCGTGATTCCGATAACGTCAGCAATGGGCTGCACAGATTTAGGTAATTTCATCGGGTCGCTTTGGCTGGTGGGGGTGATGAGAATATAAACCACAATCGGGGATAAGGGTATTGAAAACACTACTTTTAAACGTGGTTACCTTTTTATGTCGTTGATTGTAAAGGTGAAAGCGGTGTTTTGGTTACCTTTTTCGCTCCGTGGTTACCTCTGGTTACCTGTTTAGTTACCTACCACAACACTACTTAACTATATAATATATATAAATATTATTATTATTATATATATAAAG